TGGGGTTGTGTCTCTCATTCTTTCAATCATTCGGTCAAAGCCGATTAAGAATGGATCGTTTAGAAAATCAGTTGTGATTCTACGTGTATTCATTTTGCTATCTCCTTTATTAAGCAAGATTAAGTAGTGTGACCCATTAGGCATCACACCCTTATTTATAAAGTGTCTTCGTCTTGATTTTAAATTTATCTAATGAAAGGCTCAAAATCAGTGCCATTACCTACTAAACACGACCATCCGTTTGGATACAAGGCAATCATAGTCCAAGAACCTGTGTCTTGATTTGTACTGAAAACAAATTCAGTGTTAACAAGTTGACCACTTATGTGTTGTTGTAGGATTTTACCCTTAAACAGAATTTCTTCACCATATTCTTTTACTTGTTTTGCCATCTGAGGCAAAGTCCCACAAGCTTGTACTGAATGAAAAGGTGGTACTTCTTGCGCCACAACTCCTGTTGATATTAGAATAGTCGGTATTAAGTATTTAAGCATGAGCTTACTCTCCTGTTGAACCGAAACCCCCATCGCGTTCTGTTGTAAATTCCATAGGTTTTGTAACCTCTATAAACTTCTGTTGGGATACTTTTTCAACCATCCCTTGAGCTATACGATCACCATTTGTGATCTGGACAAGACTATCGGTATTGTTTTGTAACATTACAAAAGTCTCTAGTTTGTAGTCAGAGTCAATAATCCCTGTACCATTTGCTAAAGACAACCCTTTCTTATACGCCGTGCCAGAACGTATAAACAGTTTTAAAACATGTTTTTCTGGTACGTCGAAGATTAATCCTGTAGGTACTAACACTCTAATACCTGGTGGTAGCTGAAATGCATCTTGTGTTGTTGATACACCCTTAACTGCTACTTTCTGTGCTTTATTCCAAGAGTTGAAGCCTTCAAGGAAGTCTCCTTTTTTAAAACATGCTTTAATATCAAAACAGGCTGAGCCTTTTGTTGCATACTCTGGGAGTTCTGCATTTTCATTCATTCTATAAATATTCATTTCACTTCTTTCCGATGTTATACTTGGCTTGTAAAGTCCAGTTACTCTTTTCCTTGTGAGATAAGATTTTTATTTGATTTAGTTGAGCTACAGGGTCTTGAGCTTTTTCTGTTTGTACAACAGAAACCAAACCCCACTCTTCTAAAAGATTAACAATAGTGTTCCTTCTTGATGCGTCTTCTTCTATGAAAGTGTCTGTCTTACCATCTAAGATAAACAGTTCCTTAAAGTGTAGTATAGCATATCTACCTTGTTTATGCAAGATGTGACATGTTTGATACAACTTCTTTTCTTTTCTTGATGAAATACCAATTCGGGTTAGAGTTTCTTTAACTTTCAAGAAACTGTCTGGTGTTGGAAGAGCAATCTCGATTCCTACACCTTTAAAAATATCTTCTGAGTCCATAATCTACAGCACCTTTTTTTATTATTATTATGTTATGCTGATCGTCAAACAATTCGACCATCTGATATATTTAGCTAAACTGGCTTTTCTCTACCCCCCTGTCTCTAGTTTATCTCTAACTCTAGCTAGTTGATCACTATTTAAAGCTTTCTTGTACATTTTAGCAACTGTACGATTGCATGAATATACTTCTTGTATCGCATCTAAGTCTTTATCTACGTCTGGTTTGTTCCACTTAGAGAAGCGTTTGCGTTTACGCAAAGCACCACGATAGTAGTCAAACTGAGCGCCATTAAACAAATCAGCACGTAAGTTCATCTCGTTTGCGTGAAGGATGGTATCCTCAAAGTTTGAGAAGCCACGGTTAACAATAAACGGAGTGTACAGCTTCTCAGCTTGTTCTGGTATGTCATGATCATTAATGAGATCGTCTTTAGAAAACGATGCCGCATTCATAAAATCAAAAGGTGTTATTTCTTTCGGCAATGGTATTCTCCAAATCTTTTAGCATATCATTAAATGGTATAACACAAGTAGCGCATAATTTCAAGTTTAACTTACCGTCCTGTGTATCGACATTAACCGTGTTAATATCTTTCTTGGCTATTCTCTTGTTGCATTCCCAACAAACAACCTTACTGAACAAAGCATCAGTCCACTTACCCATCGTCTTTGTCTTTCATATATTCAGAGAAACGAGCCGCCTTATCAGATGGCTCTTCTCGTGGCTTGTCTTTGTTGAAAACTGTTTTTGAAACAGGTTTTATTGGTGTGCTACTGATTTTCATTTATATTCAGCTTCCATCATAACCTCAGACATAAATGCAACCATGTTGATTTCTAAGTCTGCACAACGTGTAGCCTTGTCCATATAATCAGCAATAGTCACCACAAAACCTGGGAGACTGCGCAACTCAACCTTATCTTGTGACATATCATAGATACGACGGAACATCTCATTCATGTCTTGATCAGAGTTCTTAGCAACCCACTTACGTAGGTTAGTCCAATCCTTTACCTTCAACATACGGAATGCTTCTTCAAGAGACTCTTGTTTCAAATTAACAAAGATACCTTCATCAATCTTACCAGAAGCCGCATAAGACTGAAGTTCAGTCAACACACGACGGAAATCAGGGAAGTGTTGTTCCACAACCTTGGCGACAACCTTGTTGTCATAGTCCACCTGTTCGTTCTCTAGGATTTGTAGTACACGTTTGTAGAATGAAGCCGCTAGTTGTGGCTTCTCACTATTCTCAATGGTAAAGTCTACCTCAGACAAACGACTACGAAGTGGTGCAATCATACGGTTCTTAAAATTACACGTAAAGATAAACCCACAGTTAGAAGAATATTCTTCGATGAAGTTACGCAATGCTGGCTGTATCTTGGCAGAGCTTAGATAATCTGCTTCGTCAAGGATCACATACTTACGACCACCTGCAAGAGATACAGCGGATGCATATGCGGAAATATCATAACGTAAGGTGTCGATGCTCATATCTAACGAGCCGTTCTTGATGATATAGTCACAACCCAACTCATCAAGCATAGCCTTTGCGACAGTCGTTTTACCAACACCTGGGCCACCAGATAGTAGAAGGTTTGGTACGCTATCGTCTTCAATAAACTTCTTGAAAGTTTTCTTCAGCTTTGGGCTGAGGATTGTGTCATCTACTTTCTGTGGTCTGTACTTCTCAACCCACAATACTTCATCTGTCTTTGCATCTATAGCCATGTCATCACCATTCATCATAATATAAAAATAAGTTGTAGGTTTGTAGCGAGAGCCTACATCGCTTGATCTTAACTAACTACTTTGTCAGCCATTGGAGCATCAGCAGGTACATCTGCTGGAGCTTCTGGTAATCCACCTTCTGGTGCTTCACCTTGTGGTGCGTTCTGTTGTAGGAAAACCTCTAGCTTATTGCGTAGCATACCTACACCTGCTAGTTCACGTCCTTCAATGCCACCACGGCGACTTACAACATCGATTAGTTGTACAACTGTTGCAATATCCTGTAGCGAAATTGATACAGGCTCTTGCTGTTGCTGTTGTTCTTGTTCACTCATATTATCTATCCTTTTTTATAAGTTGATTTGGTATCGATTGCCACATAGTATGTAGCATCTGGGCTTTTGAACTCAGAAATGCCTTTTGCGCATAGAGTTACGCTGTAGTCTTGAGGCAATAGCTTAAGGTTATCTGTTTTGATAATAACCTTAAAGGTATCATTGGTAGAACCAATTTCAATACCATAATCATCAGCACCAGAATCAGTGCTACTAATAGCTTTAAGGTAAATCTTACCTTCCTCACCGACAAATGCAACTTCTTGGAATTGAAGTACACCTGCCGCTTTAATTACCGATTGAAGATCGTCCCATGCAACATTCACTTCAACATCTTTAGTCGGTAACTCAATCTCCTTGGTAGGAGCCGCATGAATCATAGAGATGTCTGCGAATACGTATTTAGTACGCTGTTTGCCTTCAGTTACCAAGAAGTATTTATCATGAAATTCTACATCAGGTTCACGATATAGACCTAAAATTGATAAAAATCTTGATAAATCATAGATACACGCTTGAGACGGAATGCTATCAGCAATAGTCGCCTTTGCGATTAGGGTTTTTTCTGGCGTAATAGTCTTAAGCGTATTCCCCTGTTCCATCAAGATAGACTTGTTGATAGTGGAAAAACTCTTGAGTATCGTCAGAGTTCGTTCAGAAAATTTCATTATATAGTCTCCAAATTTATGTTATTATTTGATATTAACACCACTGTGTTAATTTGTCAATCTTTTTTATAAGTTTTTTTACTAGATGTTTTATCAGCCGTAGCTGAAACACCCAACGAACCAATAGCCGACATGTTACCTTTAAAGATATATGAGCCAATGTGGTTAAGTTGCATCCATGGACACATCCACACTTTCATGCCAATTTGTCGTGCTTTCTGGCAAAAGAAGTAGTCTTCACTCAAGTAACGTCTGGTTTTAGGATCGATAATACAATCAAAGAAAGCCGTAATATCACGAGTACCATCAAATTGATCAGTTCTAACATGATCTGGCTTATACCTCAGTTCTGGATATGCTTCTTTGTATTTCTCAAAGGTTTCTCTTGGAATACACATAAACCCTGTACCACCTTCACCAATCTCAAGTGGCTCAGCTAGATTAAAACTAGCAAGCTTATTAATTGGATTGAAAACATAATCCGCTGTATATTGGTCTAAAGCAAAAGGTGTTTCATCTGCCTTTCCTAGCTCTACGGCTTTCTTCACCTTTTCCCATGCAATAGTTTTCTTGGGATAAGGACCTGTCACAACGTTAAACTTTGGATCAGCTACTTGAATTGCAATCAAGCCTAGTACGTCACGAGGGTCAAATGCAATATCAGAATCGATAAACACAAGATGGGTGCAGTCAGAACGTAAGAATTCATCAACCACGTAGTTTCTTGCTCTTTGGATTAGACTCTCATTGAACAAGTAATAGAAGCGAACATCAATGCCATTAGCGGCACACATCATAGCTAGGTCTGTACATGACTTTGTGTATGACCCACTACAGTTCCCACCGTACATTGGTGTTCCAATAAAGATTTTGTGTTTTCGAAGTTCTTCGATTGATATTTGTAGTTTCATATTTCAGTTTGCTCCAAGTCATGTTCTGCCCTAGTAATTGATTGTAAACGTAGGATGTCAGCCGCTACGTCATGCTTACTGTCATGAGCGTTAAAATTATATTCCCACTTCGCCACATCCTTAACAGGGACAAACCCATTAGGATCGATGTCGAAGTTGAATTTCGCATCAATGAATGTGCGAGTATCACGTACTGCATAGTGCTTTAAAAATTGGCTAAGTAACCGTTGTTTGCCAGCATCTTCTGCAATACGATCTAAGATAACTGGATCGAATGTGTTGCCTCTTGACCACCAACATTCGATCTTGTTACTTTGTCGTAGGTATTCTACCAAGGTTTCGATGAACCTATCTGCTTTCATATCATCAGACGATGGCTTTAGGTTCTTCCTTAGCGTTGGTGGTTGATCTAGCCACCATTGCAAGTCTCTAGCACCATACACACAACCATGGTTCTCAACCTGATCCTTAATGTCAAAGGTATTCTGCTTCATACCAATAACCAACTCTTTGAATGAATAGGGGTTTGTTGTAAACCTTCCCCATTCAAATGTCGTGTAAGAAACGTCAATAGCAGGTATTTTTCGTGAGTTAGTACCAATAGTCTCAAAATCAAATATAAAATGGGTTGCCATCAGCTAACTCCTTCAAATGGTTGTAATTATTAATTATACCACAACATTACTAATTATGCAAGCTAATTCTAGCCTCAAGCTTTGTGATTTCGTCTTTCACAGTAAGTTTATCCACTTTAATCTTCTTGGTGTGCTTATCTGGTGCTTTCTCAGCTTCCAAAGCTTCAACTACAGCATGTAGATGCTTATGTCGCTTTTTCAGTAGCTCCAAACGGTATTCATCATTTTCTTTAGTCATTGTAACCCCCTTATACAAAAAAACTATCGATTGTGTTAATCTTAACTGCCGACCATCCGACAGCTTCTAGTATTGCTTCGATAGGACTTAGAAAGACCTTTTCGAATTGCTTTTCATAATCTATATAT